CAACAAAAATTAAATGAATTTAAAAAGAATGCAACTGCAGCTGGATTGTCAGATACACAAATTGAAAAGCACATTGAACAACAAAGAGAATTGGGCCAAACTCAAATTGATTTAAAAGAATCTTCATTAGATCAGCAAAGAACATTTCAATATGGTTGGACAACTGCATTTAATTCATATATTGATAATGCAACAAATGCAGCCAATACTGCAAAGAATATGTTTAATTCCATGACATCAAGCATGGATAATGCTCTTGCAAATTTTGTCAAAACAGGAAAATTAAATTTTGCTGATTTGGCTAGAACAATTATTCAAAATATAATTACTATTCAATTACAAGCTCAAGCATCATCTTTGCTTGGTTCTTTTTTAGGGTCAATGTTTGGAAGTAAATACGTAGAAGGGTCATCTAATTTTGTTGGACCATCACAAAATTATGGAAGTGGTGAATTAAAATTTGCAAACGGGGGCGATCCTCCTGTAGGACAAGCAAGTCTTGTTGGTGAAAATGGTCCTGAATTATTTATACCTAAACAATCAGGAACAATTATTCCTAATGGGAAAATAAATGGAATGATGGGTGGTTCTACTAATGTAACAAATAATTACATTAACGCAATTGATACAAAATCGTTTGAGGATCGGCTATATGGCAGCTCTGGTGCAATTTGGGCAGCTAACCAATATGCCACCAAAAACATTGCGACAACGAGGAGCAGAACATAATGGCTGGCTTTCAAAACATTGTTGATATTCAACAAAAGATGACAGTGAATAATCGGAGAATGATTGGCCAACAAGTGTCACGATCAGGGCAAGTCACAGTGGCTCAATACTTAACATCAGTGCCATGGGTTTTTACAATAGTCCCACATAATTTTTTGTATTACCCACAGGTCAGAGACATTATTCAAGCCATTGATAATTTGGATCGGCAGCTGCCCGATTACATTACATTTGCATCGAGCCAGTTATCATGGTTCACGCAAAACCAAGGAACGGCCACAGTGGCCAGTTTAAGTGGCACACCAACACCCAACAGCCAAACAATCAATTTAACCTCAAATGGCACTTATAAGGCTGGCGATTTCATATCCATCAATGGTTATGTTTACAAGATTACCAATGATTCGACTGGATCGGTGATCAATATCAATCGGCCATTGATTGGCGAACCGACATCGGCTGCACCAGTTCTTTTGGGCAATGCGTGTTCGTTTTATGTGGTGGCCGAGCAATGTCCCACATACTCATTGACACCAATGACCAATGGTGCATTTGTCGAATGGTCTGGGCCATTTGTATTTCGTGAATACATTACAGGATAATTATCTCAACAGCAATTGCAGCACTTGGATCCAGTTCAATTCGATATGCTGAATTTGTCGAATTGATTCTTACAGTTTATGCTGGAGAATTTATTGTTGGCAGCACTTATACTATTTTTGTTGTTGGCACGACTGATTTTACAGCTATTGGTGCATCATCCAATACAGTCGGAGTGACATTCACGGCCACTGGCGTGGGATCAGGAACAGGTAAAGCGCAGCAGATATTTACATTCTGTAATGCAGCTGGCCCAGTCACAATCAATGGGATCAGATATGCTGGTTATGGCACATATCTTGGCGTGAGTGAAATTCAGCAAGATATGAAAGCCAGTAGTGTGGATATAAAGTTATCTTTGTCTGGACTAGATATCAATGTGGTTTCACTGATATTGGCATCACCAGTCAAAGGCAGCACTGTAAAAATTTGGCGTGGATTTCTCGATGCCAGCAATCAAATTGAAACCATTGGCGGTGTACAACAGTTTTTCCAAAGATACCAAGGCATCATCAACAATGTGGCCATCAATGAAAATTTTGATGATCAAAAAAGGCAGCGCACTGTTGTTTGTATTGTGTCTTGTGCATCGATGCGATTGGTGCTGGATTCGAGATTGGCTGGCATTAAAACCAATCCATCCAATTGGCGATTCTTATATCCCAACGATACCAGCATGGATCGAGTGCCAGTGATTGCATCGACTTATTTTAATTTTGGCCAAAACCCAATACCAGGCTCGGCCACCAAAGTTATCGGATCAACTCAAACCAATCCAGTGCCATTGGTGAAATTTTCAAACACATGATCAGACTGGCAAACAAATTTGATATTCCAATTTTGATTGCAATGATTGAGGAATTCTCAAGAGAAACATTGATTCAAAAATACAAAGATCAAACATTGTGGGATAAAAAATATGTGGGGAATTTGCTTTACAGTTTGATTTTGGGTCGAGGTTTTATTGTTATTGACGAGGATTTGAATGGAATGATCATTGCCATGATTACACCAAATATTTGGTGTCCAAAATCAAATCAACTCAATGAGCTGGCATGGTGGGTGGCTCCAGAAAAAAGGAATGGTTTGCTTGGTGGCAAATTATGGCTAGAATTTAACAAACAGGCTCAAAAATTATTGGATGAAAAGCGCATCGATGTAGTGATGACATCACTTATGGCCAACAGTCCAAGCATTGATTATTCAAAACGTGGATTCAAACAATTGCATACAACTTTTTTCAGAGAATAAAACATGATCGAATCAGCAATTGCAGCATATGAGGCATTCTCTGCATGGTATGCCACAGCTGGGATAGCAACACAAATGGCAGTGACATTTGCCATTTCAGTAGTTGCATCAAGGATATTTGCACCCAATGTGCCACAGGCCCAGCAAAACAATATTAGGCAGCAAGTGCCACCAGATCCAACGGCTGGCATTCCATTGGTCTATGGTGATGCATACACTGGCGGTCGGTTTTGTGATGCGGTTTTATCACAAAATCAAAAGCAAATGTTTTATGTGATGGTTATTTCAAATATTAGTCCGAATGGCCAATTTATTTACAATTTGCCAACACCAGGCAATCCATCCAATTTTTACTATCAAGATCAGATCATTACATTTGATGCTTTATATCCAGCCATGGTATCTACTTTGACCGATGGCGCAAACAATGTAACTCCATTTGCAAATCAACTGTATATCTATTTGTACACATCTTCCCCTACTGGCACGATCACACCGATCAATACGACTTATATGCCATGGGAAATAATGAAATATGATGCTGGTGATGAAAATACTTGTCCATCAGGCCAAGAATGGGCCAGCACCAATCGAAATATGAATGGTTTGGCATTTGCCATTGTGCAGCTGGTGTACAACCAAAATGCACCTGGCACAACCTCATTGCAACCAATCACATTTTATGTAAGCCATTATTTGAATGGTGCTGGATGTGCCAAGCCTGGTGATGTTTGGTATGACTACATTACCAATCCCATTTATGGTGGTGCAATTGATCCATCATTTGTCAGCTCTGCTTCAGGCGCAGCTCTGAATGCTTATTCAGATGAATTGATCACCTATACACCAGCAGGAGGTGGCACAGCATCACAGGCCAGATATAGATTTAATGGTGTTTTGGATACTGGCCAGACTGTATTGTCAAATATCGATTTGATGATGACTTGCTGTGATTCATGGCAAGCATATCAGGCAGCCACTGGATATTGGCAAGTGGTAATCAATAAAGCTATTTCACCATCATTCGCATTTGATGATAATAATATTGTTGGATCAATCACAGTGGGGGAGCTGGATATCACCCAAATGGTGAATCAGATTGAGGCCAAATTTAATGATTCAACAAATAGGGATCAGGCTGGTTATGTGAATCTACAAACCCCAGCCAATTTGATATATCAAAACGAGCCAGTTAACAAATTCACTGTTTCATATGATTTGATCAACAATTCGGTTACAGCTCAATACTTGGCCAATCGGACACTTGAGCAAAATCGACTTGATTTGATTGTCAGTTTTTCCACCAATTACACTGGCATTCAGGTCAATGCTGGCGATGTGGTCACAGTGACCAATTCAAGTTATGGCTGGACAAATCAGCAATTTAGGGTGATGCAAGTCAAGGAATCATCATTGCCAGATGGGACACTTGGTGCATCATTTCAATTGATTGCTTATGATGCCAATGTTTATGCTACTGGCGATATTACCCAGTACACACCAACACCCAATTCGGGATTGGCATCACCCACTTATTTCAGCGCATTGGCTGCACCCACTATTTCAGCACATCGAGA